ACAAAAATGGAAAAGGATTACACTGCAAAGAGCACCGAAATTCAACAGGACAGGAATGAGAAATATCAGGCCATGGTTCGAGATAAATATGACCAGGAGCTGGCAGATTTGAGAAGAACATCTAAGGAAAAGGATATCCAATTGACTAGCGCATACAAGGCTGGGTATATCACAGAGGAGCAGTACAGGAATTCTATTCTGCGCTTGGCTGAGGACACAGCTGAGAAAGAAAAAGAGATACAGGAAAACAAGGCGCGCGAGCTTAGGGAAAAGGAGCTGGCAGGTATCACTGCGACATTGGAAATGATCCAACAGTTTTTGGATACCATGGGTGAAATCAACACCAGCATCAATGAGTATCAGAATGCAAGGCTTGAATCACAGCGCACAGCAGATGAGCAGCGCATCAAGGACCTGGATGCAAAGAAAGCTGCTGAGCTTGCCAATGAGAATCTGACAGCTGAGCAAAAGAAAGCCATTGAGAATAAGTATGCCAAGGATACATACAAGATACAGCTTGCAATGTATGAGCGCGAGGAGAAAATTAAAAAGCAGCAGTTTGAGCGTGACAAAGCCTTTAAGATAGCCAGCGCCATCACAGGTACAGCCATGGCAATAGTAAAAGCCATTGAGCAGTTTGGTCCACCACCATCAGCATTGGGTATCATTGGTATTGCATCCGCAGCAGCCATAGGTACAGCACAGATTGCAGCCATTGCAGCACAGAAATACAAGGCAGGTAGTGCGCCAGCAATGCCGAACATTGCAGAGGGAGGTGGTGCAGGAATGGCGGGAGCAGCTGCGAGCTCATTCACTGTAAGTCAGAATACTCAAGGTACCAATATTGATGAGCTGATGAGTGGAGAAAGTGGTGGTAAAATACCAATTTCCAAGGTGGTGGTATTGGAGAGTGACATCACAGGGGTGCAGAATAAGGTGGCAGCTCAGGAAAAGCTCAGCACCTATTAAGGAAATCAATGCAGCTGCCTTGTTTGAAATCATCACTGATTGAGAAGCAGCCATATTTGGATAGCAGCTCATTGGCCTTGAGGATATCGGGCCTGCCTATTTTCAGATTCTGAGCATCCGTGGATATGAAGGTATTCACATTGAGATACAGTGATTTTAAAAAGTGATTATGCTGCTGCCAGGTGATTTCATCAAACAGCTCAAGGAGCTTGATTGAATTGAACAGCATAGGCTGGTGACATTCAAAGTTAAAGGTCGTGTGTTTGTAATGGCTGAGAAATTCAAGAGTATGCTTGCATGCTTGCTGATACACAGGTGAATGGTCCGGATTGATTCTCAAGGTTCCATTTCGTAGGTTGGTATAGGGGTCAAAATTTGCATTGACAAAAAAGTCATCATTCATATAGACAGCATCCCCACCAATCTCCCTGGCAAAGGTCAATATTTTATCAGTAACATCACAGCCTCTCTCATGGTATCTCTTTTTGTGCGGGATATTCTCAGCACCAATGACAGCATCCCCAATGGTCCATATCTCAGCATCCGGAAAAGCATCCATCAGCCAATCAATTGAGCGTGTAATATCCCAATCATTTACATGCCGAACATATGGATATACAAATACCATGGAACAAAAGTACATAAATTGTATATGAAAAAAGACCTTCCGATATACGAGATAAAAATTGATTTGAATGATGCTGATACAGAGGTGACATTCAATAGCCTGGTGTACAGCCCTGCACATGAAATCAATTATGACATGTTTAGCAAGGCTCACAGGTTCCAATTTTCAGAGGAGGAGAATGTGATAATTGGGGTGGCCATTAGTGCAGATACACCTATCTATAGATATGACCCAATCAGTAATGAGGAGTATTATGTGGTATTCACTAAGCAAGCGATTAAGGACATTGTGTATGACTATGCTCGAAAAGGTAATTTCAATAACGTCAACATTGAGCACAATAGCGAGAATGTTGTGGATAATGTTGCCATGATAGTGAGCTACCAAATAGATGAGAGCAAAGGGCTCACAGCACCTGAGAGGTTTAAGGATGTCAAGGATGGGTCATGGATTGTGGGCTACAAAGTGAGTGATGAGATTTTTGCCAAGGCAAAGGCTGGTGAATGGCAGGGCTTTTCTATTGAGGGATTCTTTATGTTGACTGAGCAAGGTGCCAGCATGGAGGAGAACATGTGGTCACAGATAGCTACAGAGCTTGATTCATTACGGCAGCAATTTGCCAAGATGAGGGTATCAATGGATTATGATGAGACCCTAAGCACATCAAGAGGGCAGCAATTGGCAAAGCGCCACATCTCATTGGGTGATGATGTATTCATTGTGACAGCGCGACAGCAGAGCAATGGAGCTATTGTATATGAGATGGCTCAAAAGCTTGGCATACCTAAGGAGAATGTGTATTTCACAGGTGGCAGAGATAAGTGGCAAGTGCTGAGAAGGCTGAGAATTGAGCGTCATTACGACAGTAATGCAGAGCAATTATCAATAATCAAGGAAAACACAGAGATTGATGCCGTGAAATTCGGAACAGATGTACATAAAGAGTAAACAAATTAGAGTAATATGAACGAGAATTTCAAAAAGGTAATGGATTCCTTAGCTGAATTCAAGACTATCCTTGCCGGGCGCAAAGTATCTGCGCAATTTGGTGAGGCAGTTTTGGAGGATGGTACAGAAATCCGTTGGGAAGGTGTTGATTTGACACCAGGAATTCCTGTTTTTGTTGTTGCTGAAGGCGAAGAGATCCCTGCACCTGAGGGCACACATCGCTTAGGTGGTGACATGGCAGGTATTTCCATTGTGGTTGATGCAGAGGGCAGAATCGCAGAATTAATTGATGAGCGTGAAGGTAGCGGAGGCACACCAGCCGAGGATGCAATGTCTGCTGAGCAGGTTCGTTCAATTGTGGAAGGTGAGGTTTCAACTTTTGGCAAGGCATTTAAGTCTATGTCAGGAATTGTTGAGGCAATCGCTAAGCAAAATGAGCAACTTAGCAACGAGCTAGCTGATTTAAAAGCTGAATTCGCAGCCTACAAAAACGCACCATCAAACGAGGTCAAAGAGGCAGAGAAATTTGCCAAGAAAAATACATCCGGAATGACCAGCCGGCAATTGTTTCTTTTAAATAACATGAAAAAATGAGCTTAAAAAAGTTTATCAAAAGCAAGTTTGATTATGATGTATCAGACTTGAGCCCATATGTAGATGATACACGTGAGGACCTAATTGTGCGTTCAGTAACTGAGGCACAGACATTACAATACATCACCATTCAAGAAGGTATCAAGGGAACTGAGGACCTTAAGCTATTGGATGATTCAATTGTTTACCAAGAGGCTAACTGCTCCATGACTCCTGAAGGTGATACCATCTATTCAGATCGTCAATTGAGCGTTAACGCTATAGGGTACATGAAAAGATTCTGCCAAAAGGATTTGGCTGGATTGTGGACACAGTTAGCATTACGTCCAGGTGCAATGGCTGAGGACAAAGAGCTACCTTTCGAGGCACAATTGACTGACTATTTATTGAAGCTACATGCTCGTGAATTGGACAGATTGATTTGGCAGGGTAATGTTGCTACAGGTACAGGTAACTTGCAATGGATGAACGGATTCCGTCAATTCCTTACAACTGCCAACGGAGCTGTTGACCTTAACACATCTGCAACTGCATCCATCAACGCATCCAATGCATTTGATGTATTTTATGAGTGTTTCATCAACACACCTGCACAGGTAGCTGAGCAAGCTGATTTGGTATGTTTCACAGGCCGTGAAAACTTCAACTACTTATTAAAGTCATTGGTTGACCAAAATTTCTATCACTACAGCCCTGAGACTATTGCCAACATGAATGAGTGTTTAGTTCCTGGGACTAACATGAGAGTGGTTAAGGTTAACGGATTGAATGGATTGGATAACATCTATACAGGACGTTCTGCACATTTCTTCTTTGGAACTGACCTATCATCTGATTTTGAATCATATGACCTATGGTATTCATTCGATGATGATGTGATTTACATCCGTTCTAAATTCCGCGCTGGTGTACAGGTTCCTTTCTTGGATGAGATTGGAGTATGGAATGGTACAGGCTCACCTAACTAATTATTAATAATTTAAAAAATAGATAGATATGTCCTGCAGCATGACAACGGGGTACAATGATAGAACATGTACCAATGGAAAAGGTGGTATTCTCAGTGTGTTATTATTCCCTGTGGGGAATATCCAAACACCTGTGACTATCGCAGCGAATGAGATCACATCCCTAACTGTAACCGGTGAGGTATTTCTTTACAAGTTAAAGAGTAACCTATCTAGCTACACAGCACCAATCAAAGTGAACAAGGAAAACGGTACACTTTGGTATGAGCAATCGCTTTCTATGATACTAGCATCCGATACTAAGGAGCTAAGGTCAGAGATTCATATGCTTGCTCAGAATGAAGTATGCTGTTTGGTAGAGAAAGCAAATGGTACATGGGTTGCATTGGGGTTGAATGAAGGCCTACAGGTGGCAGATGCTAATGAATATACATCCGGAGTGTTGAAATCAGACCGTCAAGGACATGTAATTGTTCTCAATGGTATGGAGAATGACGAGGTTCCCGATGTAGCTGATGGTGTTATCACCACATTGTTATCACAGCAGTCACCTGCAATCTAATATATCTCATAAATTCTACCGAGGGGAGGGCAATGTCCCTCCCTTTTTTGTAAATTAGAGCCATGAAAAAATTGAAAATCAAAAAAGAATGTATCGGATTAAAGGTCAGAGGTGGCTTTTTAAACAAGTGGTACATAATTAAGGAGGGCAATGAGGAGCTGTATTGGCAAATGGGTATCTTAGATATTTTTGAGAAAACAGAGCCTGCAATTGTTAAAAAAGTAAAGGATGTTAAGGATAGAAAAAAACAATCAGAGTACGTTGATAGTAACGGTATCGGAATTGACAACGATTCCAGCCCCGTACTATCTCTTTGAATTCATTGAGGAACAAACACAGGAAGCCTTGTATTGCATTCTGACCAACATCAGCACAGGCATTCCAAGATATGATGAGTTTACGCTAGTGGATGGGGTTGATGTTACGTTTCCCTATGCTGGTTTTTACACATACAAGATATACCAACAGGCAAGCTCATCCAATTTGGACCCTGCTCTGTCTGATGGAATGGTGGAGGAGGGCCGTGCCCATGTTTATGAGATGGATAGCCCATCTAATTATTATGATTATAACGTGACAAATTTTGTCTATGAGTAAGGTTTTAAATGTGCAGTTTAGTAAGTCATTCACTGTGCCGGTGGAGGAGCTTGATAAGGGCCAAGGGTTCGTAAAATGGGGAAAGAAAAATGATTACCCATTCTTTATCATAGATCTCCTGCATGGATCAGCCTGGCACCAGGGTATCTTGAAAAACAAGAGCTACTATATTGCAGGCGGTGGTCTTGAGGTAGTGAGTGGAGATGCACAGCCATTCCTTAATAATGAATTTAGGGATTTCGATATGAATGAGATAGCTCAAAGGATGACCTTTGATTTTGAGCTATTTGGTGCCATGTGTGTTAAAGGTACCTGGAACAGAGAAGGTACTAGGGTTGTGGCATGGGAACATCTGAACATTGATGCATGCAGGCTGTCTGAGGATGAGCGCACACTGTATGTATCAGATGATTGGAATGCCAGGAGACAAACACCTGAGGACACAAATTTCCGCACATATCCAGCCTTGGATGAGAACAATCCACATGGTGCATTCTTTATATATTACAAGGAGCCAAGCAAGCAGGCCAAGGGTGAAAAGGGAATCTATCCAAAACCACCATATGTGGGTGGAATCACAGCCATCCAAACAGATTGTGACATATCACGCTGGCATATGTATGAAATCAGCAATGGATTCAAAGCTGGCACCCTAATAAATCTGCCGGGAGGTTTTCCGGAGACAGCTGAGGAGGAGCGCAAAATTAAGGAGCAGATTAAAGGACCTGTGCAATCCATTGAATCAGCTGGTGAAATCATAATTACATTCAGCCAAACAAAGGATGATGCACCATCCGTGATGCAGCTGTCGGGCAATGACCTAGATAAGCGCTATGAGATGACAGAGAAAGCTGTGCAGCAGAACATATTGGTAGCTCATAGCATCACAGCACCTACTTTGTTTGGTATCATTCAGCAGGGCTCATTCAATGCAGCGGAATCTGCTGATTTGTTTGAGATATTCAAGGTGACCTATGTGAGCTCAAGGCAAAAGCAGATAGAATGGATGATAAACTACATGGCTCAATTGAGTGGTTCATCTGCTATACTCAAGCTGGTTGATGTTACACCTATAGGAACTGTACCACAAGTTGATGCAGCAGCACCTGCAGCTGATGTGGCAGCGGACCCATTGGCAGCTGGAGAGATTGATGTTGCCAAGACAGCGTTAAATGGTGCACAGATTGCATCAATAATTGATGTGGTGGCAGCCATCAAGGAGGGAGTATTAACACCTGAGGCAGCGCTGCAGGTATTATTGGCTTCATTCCCTACCATTGCAGAGGCACAAGCTCGCGAGATAGTGGGATTGGACAGCGCAGGCATGGGGTTTTGTAACCACAAACAGCTTTTTTCAGACCAAAGCATTGAGCTATTTGAAAAACATGGCGAGCTAAAGGAGCAATTTGAGATAATCAAGAGCGTGCCTGTTGAATGGGATACACCTGCAGAGGAGGTATTCAGCAGAGAACAGCAGATTTTTGAGGAGATTGGTCAGATAATGGTACAGCTTACTGACCTTGAGAAATCTGTGTTGACCTTGTTACAGGAGGATGATGAGGAGGCAGGCTCAATTGCCAAGGCAACAGGAGAGCCATTGCAGGTGATTGTCCAGGTGATTGAGAAATTGGTGATTCTTGGCCTGTATGAAAAGCCATCTATTGATGCTGAGGGTGTGCGTACAGGTGGGACAGTAACACCAACAGGTGGGCAGGTGGTGAATCAGATACCAGGAGCAGAACAGCCACAGTATGAGATACGCTACAGCTATGAAACGCGAAAGGATGTACCACCTGTGAAAACGAAATCAAGGAATTTCTGCCTGGCATTACTCAGATTGGATAGGCTATATTCTAGGGATGAGCTCTCAATGATCAGCTCACAGGAGGGCAGAGATGTTTGGAGATACAGAGGTGGATACTATACCAATCCGGACACAGGTAAAACTACACCATGGTGCAGGCATATATGGATGCAGAATCTCGTAAAACGTAAACAATGAACTACCTAATTTCAGCGGAAAACATCCGCAAGCTGGGGTTGATACATCCCAATACTGACACAAAACTGCTAACTGTCATTATCAAGCGGTCCCAGGATATGCACATACAGCCAGCAACAGGCACACCTTTGTACAAGGCCCTGCTGCTTAGGGTGCAAAATAATGATTGGAGCAATCCGAATTATGTGACATTGATGAATGACTATGTAATTCCATGCCTAGTGGCGTTCGTTGATTACAGGAGTGCCACATTGCTCAATGAAAAGCTTACTAATAAAAGCGTGGGCCGGCAGTCGGATGAGACAATGACAGCCAATGATGACAGCCAAAGCAAGGTGATGCGTGACCAGCTTAGAAAGGATGCATATTTTTACAAGGAGAGATTGATTGGATACCTTAAGGATGATGGTGGTGTGATGTTTCCGGAGTATGTACAGAGCCCATGTGAACATGAGGCCGTGAGAAAGGACAGAACAGGCTACAAACCAACGGGCTGGATAGTATGAAATTCAAGATATCACAGAAACAGATTGATAAATTAAAGCAATACCTAAATGCTAAGGACATTAAACCAGGTAATGCGCGAGCTCAGCGAGATAGCAAGCGCACACCGGCAAATAAATGAATTCTTTCAAGGTGATTTCCTTGATGCCATCAGCCGAGATGCTGCTCAATATCCATTGATGGTGGTCACATTGGCACCTGGTAATGTCAACGAAACAAGCGTGCAGATGAGTGCAACAATTACTATCTGCGATAAATACAATCATTCAGAGTATAGGCAGATTAATGAGGTGCATTCTGACTGCTTGAGCATAGTGAATGATTTGAATACCACATTCAGACAGTATAGGTGGACAGAATTCGTTGACATCACTGATGATATTACCATTGAGCCATTCATTAATGAGGGTCAGGATATGGTGGCAGGCTGGACCATGTCAGTTAATTTTGATGTGTATAATGAATTGAATTGGTGTGATATTCCATATGATAATTATGATTTTGAGAATGGACCTGCGGCACCTGAGGCATGCGGTGACATGTACACAACATACCAGCTATACGTAAATGGAGTGCTGGAGGATACATTCAGCATGTCCACAACAGAGAATAATACCATAAACATTACATTATAATGGCAGTAACTACCATAAACATAACAAGCACAGCGAACAAGGGCCTATATTCACAGACAGCAAACAGCCCAACATTGACATCCACCACAGCAGAGGGTACATTGATTGATGGAGGAGAAGGTTCCTTGAGCGTTCCGGCCAATGGCTTTGCTGTTGGTGATTCGTTCCAGGTACAAATGGGTGGAATGATGAGCGCCAAAAACAATGATACTATCAGAATAAGGCTAAAAAGTGGCTCTGTTGTGTTGGCAGATTCGGGCACATTGACAATGCCTGGAATCACCAATCAGGTGTGGTACCTTACTGCACATTTTACTGTGAGGTCCATTGGAGCAGCAGGAGTGGCATCTATTGTCACCGTTGCACAGCTGCATGTGTTGAAGGCAGCAGGTGGAACGCAGGAGGGCTTTGCCTGGAATACTGTGGATAGCACCACCTTTGATACAACAATACAGAATACATTGGATATTACAGCTCAATTCAGCAGCAATAGTGCATTGAATAGCATATATAGTGATATATTTATCCTCAATAAGATATATTAATGTTTAACATCTTTGATTACCTAAAGAGTCAAATACTAGGCAAACAAGATTCCCTGGTATCAGGGTCCAATATTAAGACCATTAATGGGTCATCTGTATTGGGGTCAGGTAATTTAGTGGTATCAGGCAGTGGTGTGCCTGATGGTGACAAGGGTGACATCACTGTGAGCGGTTCCGGTGCCACATGGACCATTGACAATGGAGCTGTGATAGATGCAAAGGTAACTGATGTGGCAGCTACAAAGGTAACTGAGGACAGCACACATAGGTTTGTAACTGATACAGAGAAGTCTACCTGGAATGGCAAGCAGGATAGCTTGGTATCAGGCACCAATATCAAAACAATCAACAGCACATCCCTGCTGGGCAGCGGTGATATAGCTATCAATGGCAATCCATCCTTGGGAATTGTGACAGGTACCAATGTTACAGGGGTCACTGCCATGACTAAAAGCGCTACAATCACAATACCTGCCAATACCATTAGTGCAATTACTGTGTTGGAATTAGAGGCAAGGGCCATAAGAGTGGCTACACTATCCGGTAGTATAGCATTTCAAGTATATCTCAATACATCTGATACATTGACAGGAGCTACATTGCTAGGTGTATTCAATTCCATGACAACAAGCAATTGGTTTACACAGGCTCGAAGGTCATTGTTCATTAATCCGACAATTAATACCTTGATTTGTGTGAATACAGGTACCACAGTGGCTACAGATTTCACATCCACAGGTGCCAATGGTAGTGTTACATTTAATGAGGCAGTGACTAATTACCTAATTTTTGCAGTACAGCCATCATCATCAACCACCACAGCTGTGGTACAATATGCTTTTTTAAAGAAATATGTATAACATCACCAAAATATCCGGAGGTTTTCTATTCAACGAAATCACCTATTTTTTCAATGAGGTTGATGGAGCTAAGTACAAGGTACTAACCAGCACCCAGCTATGGGTATATACTAACCATGGCATCATCCTATTTGACCTTACATGTACTATTGATGGGGTGAGCTATACTGATATTAATTTGTTTGGTCAGAATCTGATAAATTAAAACAGATTTGCATAAATACGTATAAGTACGTACATGGCACAGGAGCAAATTTTTAGGCTGTCTTTTCAAACATTCATTAGGTCACCATTCACCTATCTTTTTTTTGTGTTGCTTATTGGATTGATATACTTAGGCAGGGTATTGATTACATCCAAGGATAGTGAAATCACATCCTTAAAAAAGCAGGTTAATGAATGTGACCAGGAGCGTGTACGTGATAAACAGCTACTACAGGAAATAGTATTCCAGGAACAACTTAATACGCGCTTAAATGGAAAATAAGGCACTAATTATCACGTCAATTGTTGGAGCCATAGCATTGATATTCGCACCTGTGCCAAAACAGCAACAGGCAGATGCACCAAAAGACCAGGTAACCATTCAAGCTGAGCGGTATCTTGAGAATCTCAAGGCACAGAATCAACATGCTGTGGATAGCATTAATCAAAAGGTTGACAGCCTTGAGCATATCAAGCCAAAATATCGCTATATTTACAAGGTAATTAAAGCAGATACGAATGGTACGGCCGTACACTGATAAGCAGCTCCTGGATAGGGTAGCACAATTGAATACATTTAAGGGCTTGCCTGAGGGAAGGTGGATCCTTGGCGTGCGTTCCAATGAGGATATCCCTAACAAGTTTGATGATAAATTCTATGTGTTTGACAAGGACAAGTTTGTCATGGTAATGTCAGGTACCACCAATCCAGGGGTGACCATATTAAAACATTACGAATCATTCAATAAGCATGGAGCTGCAATCCTTGACAGCAACAGGTGGTACTATGATGTATGGCACTATGGCATGCACAGGAACAAGATAGCCGGTCTATTGCAGCGAGGTGCACCTGTGCTTGTTCATAGGGATGGTGATAAGGATAATAAATCAGAGGAGATTGGTCCAGGAATACCTGGATGGTATGGTATCAATTTCCATCTGAATTCCCATGATATCAATACACAAACGATAAAGAATGATATTAATGCCTGGAGTGCTGGATGCCAGGTACCAAACAATCCGGAAAAATACAGGCAGCTAATGGGATGGTTCAAGAGCCATCAGCGTGTTGTTAGCTATTGCCTACTAAAAGAATTTGAGCCATGAGTAAACCAAAAAAGGATATTGAATTCCACATTGATGGAAAAAAGGTGGATGTAAATGTGACCCGAAAGGATGGCAAAACCACTATAGAGATTGATTCAGAAAAATTGGATGTGTTATTGCAGCGGTCAGAGAGCGGTCTGAATGTGACTGTCAATGATGCATCCTGGATATTGGGCAAGCTGTTTAAATTGCTGTTCAAAAAGCGCTAATTTCCTCAATTAGTTTTTTTCTTACTGCTTACCGGGTCCATGTGGCCCGGTTTTTTTGTCTAAATAATGTCTAAATAATGTCTAATTTTGTGGAAAAAAAAGAATAAAATTTTGCAGTTATGTAAATATTCATTATCATTGTGCATGTCTAATTTAAAAAACAGCAGTATGAAAACTAACAAAATTGAATTGATTATCCCTTTGCCAAGCCAAAGGTCTTTTATTATTATTATGGAGGATGGCACGGAATATCAAACATTAGAGATGACTATGCCCGAATATGATGATGCGGATAATTTTACATTCGCGGATTGGCAAAATTACTTGAAAACAGATAACTACTTTAAAATCAATTGAGATGTCAGAACACACAAAACTATTAATTAAGGCACTATTGACAGGAATAGTGATGAGCATTTTAGTCGGATTAATTGAGACCTACCTATGAAGACGGTCCAATTGATTCAAAAGTTACAGGCAGCAGCATCTGATATGTGGCAGCTGGTGATGAGGCACCATGATACGCTGGAAAATTTGCAGCAATATTATGAGCGTGCCATCACTGTGGAGGACAGGAAACGGATTGAGCAGGAGATTGCATCCGCTGAATCCAATATCAAGGTGACCATCAGGTCCTATGGTTTAATAATGAAAAACATTGAGGAGCTATGTATGCGATAGAGGTAAAATGTGAGGATTGCAGAGGCAAAGGCTGGGTTGAAATTATTGGAGCCTGCAGCAGGCCAGCATCCACATGTTGTGGTGGATGTGTTAGAGATGTTGAATGTGAAAATTGTTTAGGAAATGGGTACTATTGGGAAGAACAAGAAGAAGAGAATTGAGCCACGACACATGGCCATTCCATTGGTAATGCGTGTAAAGTGGTGGAGAGACCAATCTGTGAGCTTTGACAGGGGGGGGTCGTTTAACCTAGACCATTACATGCGAATATGTCAAATTAAAATTGAGCAATATGGCAAGCTTTGAGGAGCATTTCATTGAGGTATGCGATTGGGTGGATGAATTGGCTAAAGAGCACAGAGACCATCTGCATGTAGACAAAATAATAATATCAGAATTGACCAGGAAATTGTGCCATACATTGGTGGCCATGGATGAGGTCCTAAAAGAATTGGAATGAAACATTATGTAATTATTTGGATAGCATTGGCTGTGGCCTGTGCATTGATTTGGTGGGGAATGCTAGTATGGTTTGGATGGCCAGTGTTTATTATCATCCCTGCCATTGGTTTTATTGTTCATTATTTTGCCAACAGAGGATGAAGCAGTGGAGAGTAACGTACAAATTTAAGGGCCCAAGTGAGTGGCAGCTGGGATACATGGCCATCTTTGCTTATGACAGCCAGCATGCCAGGGAAAAGTTTCCAATGTGGCCAGGTTTAATTGTTAAAATTGAGGAGATATGATACACAAAATGAATGAATTAGTCAAGCTCATAGAGATGTATGGGCTGAAAACATCTAAGCGCAACAGGGAATTGGTATACCAGCGATTCTACATGTACAAAGAATTACGCAAGTGGTTAACATTAGAGCAGGTTGGTAGGTTGTTCGGTAAGGACCATGCAACAGTAATCTATGGAATCAAGATGGCCAGGATGTTTGAGCACATGAATG